AATATCTGGTGGGAATCTCCGGCATATAAGGTAGTTCTGGCTGGCGGTGGGACTTGTGGATCGCCTTCCAATCTGCAATGGACGGTGGATAACTTCCAGGTTGGCATATTCCTGAATGGAAACAACACGTTCACTGGCACCAATACATTCAACGGAACCACCAACTTCAACGGCGCTGTGAATATGAACGCTGGCGGTTCCATGAACGGTACTTTTACAGGGAATCCCAACTTCTCAGGATCTCCCACGTTTACCGGGACCATTGTCGCTAATCAGTTCCAATCTACGGTAGGCACTGGCACACCTCCCCTTATCGTTGCCAGCACAACCAAGGTTACCAACCTGAACGCTGACCTCTTGGACGGTTGCGATTGGGCATCACCCTGCCCGATTGGAACCACGGCACCCAATACCTCTGTATTTACAACCATGAATGCTCAGACAAGCGCCACGATTAACGGAGTAACGATCAGCGGAACGCCCACTGCTAATCAGGTGTTGACAGCATCTAGTCCCACGGTAGCAGGTTGGGCAGTTATTCCGCAGACGATTCCCGCAGTGTACAGCAACAACGTATCGGGCATTACGGTCACTACGGGCACCACGACCATTGCGACCCAGGCAGTCACTTTCCCTTCTGTGGGCGGTCCATTCCGAGTGTTTATCTCTTACTCGCTCTTCCAGCACAACAGCGTAAACAACCGCACGATGACTGTGTGGGTAGATGACGGTACCAACCAAATGGCAGCTTCTGAAACGGGCGTATCCAACTCAGGAATCGGGACCAGTTCTTTCGGTGGATTCAGTTCGGTTGACTACCAGAATGGCGACGTTAAGACCTTTACGCTTAAAGGCGTGATGAACCTCGATACCACAGACATTGCAGCTACCCCCGCTACCGGATCGGGGCACAGCACTTACCAAATTACAGTCATTCCCAGTGTTAACTAATCGAAAGGAGTAATTTCAAGTGAAGAAAATTCTGTACGTGTCTTTGTTCCTGGCTTTACTCGGACCGCCCTCGTTCGCACAGAACGGTGTTACTGGTAATTTGAATGCCGATAGCACGGATTGCAGTAAATCAAGGTCCTGCTTGGTTCTCAATGTTCCCGAAAACGTTGGAGGCGCTACCTTTAAAATATCGGGAACAATGAATGTGGTTATTCAGTTTGAAGCCTCCGCAGATCCCCTTACCGTACAGGTGGCAGATGCTAAGTGGGTGGCTATTAGTGCTGCTGCAAGCGATGGCACGGGAGCGGTAACTTCATCCGCGGAATCTGGCTCTGGTCTTAGTGCTGCATGGCAAGCCAATGTGACCGGCTATCAGCGTATCCGCATCCGGGTTTCCACATATACCAGCGGCACGGTTGCTGCGGCGATTAACCTTTCCACCGCTTCTGCCCGCTCAGAAGGTGCGGGTGGTGGTTCAGGTGGTTCCATAACCTCCTGCACCACTTCAGGCGGAGTGGCTTATGAAAATGGAACGAACAACACGCTGACCTGCGATGCGAATTTGGTATGGGATGCCACGAATGCTGAGGCAACCATCAAAACAAAAGCCGATGCCAATACAACTGTTACCCTACCGCCATTCAGTGCCACGCAAACCGGTCCGATGTTACTAGCTGGTTCTCCTGACGCGTCATTCAATGCCTTTACGCAAAACAATTTCCTTTTTGCCGGGAATCTTGGTGCGCTTCAGGCCAACGTGCTGAACACCAGTACAATAGCCGCTGCCACGAATACGACCGCATCAAATACGGTGATGGAGGATCATGGCCCCGACGGTAAATTTGATATTGTTTCTCAGGAGACCATGGTCTCATTTCAGACTGCCGATCAAGCTAGTTCTGGAGTTTTTGGAACTCAAAGCAATGTGTATATCGAAGGAACGGGGGGCGTAGGCGGAGCAACCTCTAACCAGGCTGCATTAGTTCAGGATGCAGTCGGGGCAGTAAGTGGTGACTTATTTGGTTATCAGGCAAACGTAGATATAGGCGCTGGAACAGCAGCAACTTTAACAGGTTTTGAATTTAAGCCTGGATTTGCTTCCGCTACTCCTGTCACAACCGTATATGGATTCAGGTCTCACTTTGGTGCAGGAACTGCCCCTACGACAACGTATGGATTTTACGCAGATCCCGCCGTAGGTACCACAAAATGGTCATTCTTTTCCGTAGCCGACCCATCTTCATTCAAAGACATCGACATTAGCTCTAATTTATTGATTTCCGCAACCGCACCCAGCGTATCATCGGGATTTGGAACTGGCGCGTCCGTCACCGCAAGTAACGGTACCGCTGCCTTCCGAATCAACGTTGGGACAAGCAATACCGGGACTGGAATCATTGGCCTCCCTACTGCCACTACTGGTTGGAATTGCTATGCCACTGACATAACCACGACCAGTACCACCGTCTCCCAGACCAAACAAAAGGCCACCGGCTCCGATACGACCCATGCAGCCCTTCAGAACTATACTGATATCTCAGGCACCGCCGTCTGGGTAGATAATGATGTCCTCGCGGTGAGCTGCTTTGCATATTGAGGAATTATGCTAAATAAAGCCACATTCACGATTGCTTGCTTCGCTCTTTTTCTGGCGCTGGTGCGTAATCCGCTTTCCATGACCGCGCTTGCCCAGCTTCCCAATACGTCTATAGGCAGTGGAACGGGAGCGCCAACCAATTGCGGGACTTCCAGCACATATGCACCTGGAAGTGTTTACATTCAGTCAAGTAATGGACACCTCTGGACATGCACGGGAGTAGCGTGGGTCGATGATTCAGCGGCCGGTGGAGTTCCGTCCGGTCTTACTGCAATGGTGGTCTCTGGATCTTGCCCATCTGGATACACAGAAGTTTCTGCGCTGAATGCAGCCATGCCGCTTGGCACGGTCGCAGCGAATGGAGATATTGGAGCAACTGGAGGGGCCAATACGGTTACGCCCACGGTAGCTACTCTCACGGCAGCAGCCCAAGCATTTACTGGGTCTAGCGCCACTACTTCAGCAGTAAGTGCGGGCACCCCGGCGGGAACGAATGGCACCGTAACTGGACCTGCACAAGTTGTGTCGTGGCCTGCGGGCGTGCCTACATTCACGGGCGGCGCTGGGACAGTTCCCGCGGAGACGTTCACAGGCACCCCGTTTTCAAGCGTCATCAACCACACGCACACAATCACAGTTACTTCGCTTGTGCAGGGCGGCACCACGGCGGCCACGACCGGAACACACGTTATGACCAGCACTGCGACCGGCGGTAGCGCACGAGCCATCACCGCAGGGGACTCCATCACTGCTACTAGCGCCAATCCATCTGGGGGTGTGGCGTCCATCACTCCTGCTGGGACAAACGGAACCGCAGCCTTCACGCCAGCGGGTACCGTTGCATGGCCTGCCGGAGTCCCAACTAACGCCACTTCCACCATACCCGCAGAGACGTTCACGGGCAGCGCATTGGGGACACATACCCACACACTAACTGCCACGGGAACTAACGGAACATCATCCGTGACAGGCACTTTAAATAGCATGGATAATCGCTCCGCCTTCGTAAAGGTGATCTACTGCACTAAGTCCTAGTACTTGCTACAGCATATAAAATCAGTACATGGCACCTTGGTTACGGAGAAAGTCAGGCGAAGTCCTTTTAGTTGCTCTTTTCTGTATTTCCCCCGCATTTGCTCAGGCATCCTTGGAATGTGACAATAATTGTCAGCAATCCAAGACTTTCCAGCCCGCATTAATCTGCTCTGCGGATATGTCCTGCTTCACTTTCAATGAGCAGGGAGTAGCACCAACCACCGCCCCATTTGTATATGACCTTGGCCCTATCGTTACAGCTCCTTCTGGGGGCTTCAGGGCATTAGTTGGGGCCAATATGGGTAGCAGCTTCGGGAATCTCTTCTTTGGCCCCTCCGTGGCCCTGGAATGGCCTATTACGCGGCACTTCGAACTGGACCTGAAGGATAACTTCTCACCCATAGAGCAGCACATAGCCCTCGGTAATGGCTGGGCCAATCAGGTCTATGCGGGCGGTATTGGCTGGATTACGCAGTCTGTGGGGGTTAATGGCAATGTTGAATACTCCAACTACAAGGTCTCAATCAGCAAGCACGCCGAATACGCAGCGGGCGGAATTACCTACCGTACAGCCAAGCCCGGAATACCAATGCGATTCACCTTCGATTACCTCACCCAATTACAGAATGGCATTGATGCTACGGGCACTGAAAGTGCACACCTTAAGGCAGGGCAGTTTAATCTGGATATGCGAGTAGCTTGCCACTTGAATTTCTGCTTTCGCCTGTCATTTGACTTCAAGATTGGCCATGTACTGACCCAGGGCAATCCGCAATGCGATGGCACATATGGACCCACTACATGCCCACGGTCAGGAGCCAGTAGCGGAGCATTCAGCAGCATTCTGTCTATGGAGTTTCCAAGGCGTAGGGCAACGGAAGCAAATGCTTTTTAGGTGCCGCTTCTGTTCAGGATTCGCGAATCACGAATTTGATGGGCACGATTATTGCAGTCCGCACTACGAAGAACTGGTTGAGCACTCGGCAAATATCAAGATTGATCTTGTAAGACTATCTCAACTTGTGGAGGAAGGTCATGGTTTCGAATCGTTCCAGATTCACCTCAACAGTAATATTTCTGGCAGTCATCGCATTGATCGTGTTTTGGCCAAGAATCGGGCAAAGTCAAGGAACGCACAGTAACACGCTGTCTTGGACGGCTCCCACCACGGGCGGTGCAGTGGCTACATACAACGTCAAGCGATCCGCTAGCGCGGGTACAGAAGTGACGATTGCCACAGTCCCATCTACGCAGACCAGCTTCGTCGACACTACGGGCACGGCTGGCACGACTTACTTTTACGTGGTCAGCGCCTCTAACCAATTCGGTGAATCTCCCAATTCAAATGAAGTGAGTGCACTTTTTTTGGGGGACAAACCGGCGGCTCCGTCGGGGCTGGCGGTTGTCAGTAAATAACAGGGGAACCCCATGAAAGACTCTTGGATAAACCACAACACGGACAAGCTTCTTCTATTCATCCTGGTAATCATCGGTGGACTATTGATTATGCATATGGTCCACCATAGCGTAGATGGAGATACGCTTAAGTGGATAGAGACGGAGGTTTCAACCGTAATAGGCGCTCTCATCCTGATCTTAACGGGACGCATTGCCCGTACGGACGGCCAGACGGCTAATGGACAGCCGCCTACTCCCACGCTTCCAGATCCAACACCCAATCCAACACCTAATTCAATTCCCAGTCCAGTAGTACACAAGCCTGTGGTGCTGGAATGAGCGACATCGTTAACGGTGGGGCTAGTGGTGGAGTAGTTGCGGGCCTTATCCTTGGATTGAATTGGGCCAAATCGCTGATCGGCAAGAACGGCAATGGCAGTAGCAGTCAATCCATAGCAGCAAAGTTCATAACCAGGGACGAGTACGAAGCCAGACACAGGGACATTATGAACAGTCTGTCCAGAATCGAAACCAAGGTGGACCACATCCGGCTATGATGGACTCCTTCTCCGAGAAACTTCTGGCTGAAGTTCATCCCGCACTGGCCGAGAAGGTCAGGTCAATGGCTGAACTTCTGGCACTGGAGAACATAACTATTCGGGTGACTACGGCTCTCAGATCTTGGAAGGAACAGGCTGCATTGTACGCTGAAGGTAGGGACGCAAATGGAAATGTGGTCAGTAAGTCATTGGTTGTTACCCATGCCAAACCAGGAACCAGTTGGCACAATTACGGTCTCGCAGCCGATGTTGCCCCATTCGACAACGGAATACCCGACTGGAATGCAAGTCATCCAGCTTGGAAACGTATCGTGGCTGTTGGTGAATCCGTTGGGCTTGTTGCAGGTGCCAAATGGAGAACCTTTCCAGACTACCCACACTTCCAACTCACAGGACGACTCCCGGTAAGCCCAGACGATGCGGTAAGGGCAGCTTATGAGACCGGAGGACAAGAAGCGGTGTGGGATGACACGGGATTAGACGCTTGATTCTTTGTTACAGATGCCACGAGAGAAAGGTTCTGCCGTCCCGCAGGAAGCTCTGTAGGTCGGCAAGGATATGTTGCAGGTGCCATAACCGACTGTCCCGTAAGGCCCATCAGCGATTGTGGCAGTTGCCCAGATACAAAGTATGGAACGCTTTAAGACAAGTATCCAATAGGACAGCTAAAAGGATTCAGGCTAACAAAATATGACTGAACTGATTCCAAGAAAGAAGCTTTCCCCCTCTACATTAGACGCCCTCACTACTTTAGAAAACTCCCTTCAAGAATACGCCGCACAACCTTCTCTCGGAATGGCCTATGGCCGTGAAAACAAATACGTAACCTGGAAGTTCGATCCCACCGAGTTCAAGACCATAGAAATAATCCACATTACCGACGTGCAGTTCGGGCATGTCAACTGCAACATTCCCCAATTCAAGAAATACTGCAACTGGATTCTGGATAAGCCCAACCGCTTCGTAGTCTTCGGCGGTGACATGATTGACGCTGCCACCGTGCTATCACCAGGACAGCCGTGGGAGAACATCTGCGGGCCCCAAGGGCAGGTTTACCAGTTCTGCGAGTTGGTAGCCCCCATGCGTCACCGTATTCTGGGCTATGTCGGAGGGAATCATGAACGTAGGGGCCTTAAGACCTTTGGTGATATTGGCCTAATGATCGCCTACCTGCTGAAGATCCCCTACAGCTCTGGCCAGCAGTTCATAGACATAAATTACGGACGCTGGAAAAGTTTCAAGGTCCATCTCTGGCATGGATCTGGTAACGCCAAGACCAAGGGTGCCAAGGCCATGATGATATACCACTTCATGACTCGATTCCCCGGATCGCACCTTTACCTCGTTGGCCACCTCCACGATTGCATCCTGCTGCCCTGCGCCACGCCTACAAGGATGCCCGGACAGAACAATATCAAGCTGGAGAAGTGCTTTGGTGGAATGTCTTCCAGCTTCCTCGATTTCTTTGGCGGATATGCTGAAGTTATGGGCCTTTCCCCTAGTGATACAATTATGCTTCGAACTATCTTAGAGCCTTCCGGCAAGTTCGAAACCACCATTCGATAAGGGGAAAATCCGTGAAGATTACCTGTCCCTATTGCTACCGTGAGCTAATGGCCAAGAAACCAGAGATGCTTCGCTGCCCCTGCGGACGTGCTGACTTTGTGATTGCGAAGAGGTATGAAGTTCACTGTCCTGTTGTTAATCGTCAGCTCGCTGCCAGGTGATGGCTCTTTCCCTGTCCATATACAGAGAATAAAGGGCAACATGATTGTTGCTCGCCCGTACACTGCTCCCCAATTAATCCTGAAGCTGAAGTCTGGGCACATAGAGGAATCCACCGTCAATTGCACCCAGACCACGGTAGATAAGGGATTCGCGGAGCATGAGGACAGGGAGGTACAGTTCCTGTGCGGTAATGCGGTTCTGGAGCTTAAGGCTGTTTACTTTGGGGAATAAGGTCCGTAATGATGGACCTTAACCGAGATATGGTCCATTATAAGACACCTTATCGTTACTTAGGAAGATTGGCCAGCAATTGTTGAATCTGTTCGCTGTTGGCTAGTGTCTGGTCTTTGGCTGCGGCGATAATCTGATCCCCTGACAGTCCAGCCTGACCACGAATGGCATTTATAATATTCAGCAGGGCGTCCAAGGCTGCGAGAGCTTCGTTAATTGTAGCGATAGGGTCCAATGTGATCTCCTTTACTTTCCATTCAATGCGGTGATAGTCGTATCCACCAGCGTCACAATTCCCTGAACGATTGCCGTAACTTTTGCCTGCGTATCTGGATTAGATACGTGGATGGCTGCAAGTGTGGCCGGATTGCCTACGGATGAGGCTAGGTTCTGAGCGCAAGCCGTGAACCCTCCCACCGTGCCCGTATTGCCATGCGCTGCCTGTACGCATCCGATATACGCGCCATCTAGGGTATTCAGCGAGGATAGATAGCCCAGAATGGCCCGCTCTTCATCAGCAGAGACCGTACCAGCCACGCGGAACTGATCCACGGTTACATCGGCCTGATTCACAGTAACGGCAACGTCCTGAGCGAGCTTGGCAGCAGTCCCGTAAGGATCAGAGCATCCCGTAAGAGCCAGTAACAAGGGTAGAATCAGTAGCTTTCGCAATGTTTACTCCGTTTCTCCCAAGTAGGGAGGAAGGGGCCGGGGGTAAAGCGGCCCCTTAGTGTTGCGCGTCTAAGGTCGCGCCTGGTCACTAAGTACATTTTACCTTGCCACGCAACTTCATTTCAGGTAGTCCTTGAAAACCTTACGATTGAGTTCCGCGATCTCGGCACACCACGCGCAGTATGGCATCTTCGTTTTCTCACGATTCAATACGTCTATCGAATCGAACACCACTACGCCGGGTGCCCAACAAGCGTAAGGGTGTCCGCACTTCATTGGAGCCTTGAGTTCCGCGATCTCGGCCTGCAACTTGGCTGTCTCGGCCTGTAGGAACTTGTTCCTATCTTGAAGCATACGCATATGCTCGATCAGCCCCGGAGCCTTGAGTTCCTTCTCCCGCGCCTCCAGCAACTCCGACATTTTGAAACCTGTTCGTTGTTCCTTTTCGGCGCGAAGCTGTGCGAGCCGTTCACAGCCAAGATATAAAATATTGTTTCTCACTGGAACACATTGATGTTCTCCAGATTGCATTTTGTGCCACCACTCCGCTTCTTCCAGCCGCGCCTTCAACTTCACCTCGGCCAGCGCAGCGGCTGAATCGGCGGGGATGAGGAAAGCCAATTTGTGAGCACAGTAAGAGGCTCCGCTTCGATAATCGCTATATTGTTCTGCATACTGTTGGCAAAGCGCGATTGCCTTCTCCATCACCGCAGCCGCGCCAGCACGCAGTTCCGCGATATCGACCTGCAACTGGCTTATCTTCGCCCGATGTCCTTCAATCAGCGATTGCAGTAATCGAACATGCTCACGAATGTCCGTATCTTCAGGGCAGACTTCCGCAATTTGGCTTTCCAGCGCGTACACTTGGGCCTGCAACTTGGCTGTCTCGGCCTGATGAAATCTCAGCGCCTCCAAAGCGTCCTGTAGCTTCATGTGGTCCGGGTATTCGTGACAGACGCACTTGCAGACTGGAGCCTTGAGTTCCTTCTCCCGTGCCTCCCACATTTCACGCGCTGCTTTACCGTTCTTGCAGTCGTGAAGGACGAGATAGCCTTCGTCAGTTTTGTTGCACAGTAAAGCGCTGCCGCAATCGTTGCATCGGATTATTGCCAAGTGCATCCTCCCTTCGATGTCCCGGTGGGGTCAGATCGCCGGTTCTTTAATGCAAATTGGTGGCGGTGGCTGAGCGCCGATCAAATGGCCCTTCTTGTCCTTTGGTGGCGTGATATAAACGGCTGAAGTGGAGCTCGCACTCGCCGCCACCGGACCATCCCACAACACAGGCGGCTCGGCCTTCTGATAGGCCATCCATCCAGCGGGACAGTCATAGTGACCGGCACTTGGGTCAGGAATCCATTCAGGCTTCGGAGGGGCGTCTTTTACCGACTGCTGCGCCCATACCGTGCCCGACAACAATAAAGCAACTATAATTGCTCGTTTCACCTTTCACCTCCCTCGCCTGCGTGCATTCAGACTCAGTAGGACACTCGCCAGTCGGCATCTCAGCCGAGGGTAGTATTCCGCACCGCAATCCGCGTCGGGTGCGTCTCGATTCGCCCGCTTTGCGCGGCTCTAGCGAATGTCCAACTCAATCCGAGCGCGTTCAGACTCACTTAACGTACTTCCTCTGCATCTAAAACTCGGTCATAGAAAGCGATATCCCGGTGGGGCCTTTAGCGACTAGCCACTTCAAAATTCCAGATTCCTTGATGTCCGACAGCCGCAATCGGTGGAGATAGTTTTCTGACGAGTGGCGAAAAGAATCCATAACGCCCCATTTCAAAATCTCCATACTTGTCACCGATTTCCTTCCAGCTATTTTCGGTGAACTTCACGCACTTCGTTAGCCTGTGGATCGAGACAATACAGCCACGCGGGATCATCAACGGGTCATAGCCGAAATCGAGACAGGCATCCCGATCAACCTTCACTGTCGCGTGGATTGCGTATTCCTGCCCGATCAACCATTTCGGAGCAGGCCAGTGGCGAGTCTCGATAACCTTCCGGCCATCAGCCATCAAAGAAGCCCACGGTTGCCAAAGCGATAGAACTTTCACTTGTCGCCTCCCTGCTCTTGTGTGACTTCTGTGCGACTACCGTCCACTCATCGGTTTATCTGTTTCCGCATATGAATCGTTGCGTGGGTCATTTTCTTCGAGTGCCAAGCGAACACCACCTTCAATGCTCACCAGTTCCGGACTGCTAAATCGGTACTTCATCGGCAATGCGAGACAGCACAAATTATAAAAAGTATTGGCTTCGTTCTTAGTCAAATGACCGCCGAACCGGATAATCAGAAACGCTTTGGCCGCGATTCGTAACGCTTCATCTTTTTTGTTCATTTGCTCCCCTCCGGTTCAGAATTTCTGTGTGACTGGCCTTGCTCGCGTTTCGTCAATGCTCGTATCGAGCACTCCATCACCCACGGCCCTTTTTCATCGTGTTCGCTAACCCGATAGATTGCCGACCGATTATCGTGCGCGACCTTAGCGATTCGAAAATAGTCAGGGAGAAAGCTGCGAAGTTTCTTGGTCCCCCTGACTCGCACAACCTGACCGACCCTGAACTTAGGATTGCTCACTTGTCGCCTCCCTGCTCTTGTGTGGCGCGGGGCTGGCGCTTTGGGATCATAGCCATAACTTTCTTAGCGTTTTCCAAATCAGTATTCATCACCGTTCGTGCCAAAGTGATTCCTAGTTTGGTAGCGTTGCGGTCCAACATCAATCGTCTTGCCCCAAAAGCCTCATGCTTCAACATCTGAGCAGCTTGACGAAGTGCGGTTTCGACGGCTTTCTGACAATCGCACTTTGACTTCGGTCGGTCACTCATGTTTCTGCTCTTGTGTGGCGCGGGACTGCCCGGCCAGTAACAGGCTTTCCCACTTCAAGAACTGCGACCATACATCGCCCATGTGCTCGAAGCCGCCCGGAGTCGAAATGTTAGGCCATTGTTCATGGTAGACACGCATAATCGCTAGTATCTCGTCGCATACTTGCTTTTCGTTCGGTCGGTCACTCATGTCCGCTTGGCTCCGTATCTGTGTCTAGTAACTCTCGCTCTGCAAGGGTCCATGTCTTGCGCTTACCCCTAGCCCCACGCTTGGCCCACCCATGAACAAATATCCTTCCTCCAGAAGCGAGCCATATACGATGGACAGGTAGAGAGAAGATCTTCTTTTCCCTGGCTCCCATATTTCCTGTTGTAGTCACCTGTACGAGGGCAATGTGATCTCCATTTGTAACTAGCAGGTCGCCAAAGCCATACAGATCCTGCCTGATACGGGCGAATGAGTTCCAGTGCTCGCCCCGGGCAACGTGATAGCCCTGCCCCTTCAGGATGGCAATGCTACGCTGTAGCGGACTTGGCATTCATTCTCCCGTTTCTCTTATGATTGGCCCTACCTACCTTGTCCCAGTACTCATGATTGTACTTCTTGTAGCAAGCCCTACACCTATAGATTGACCTAGCTGTCAACTCCCCGTCTGCGTATTCCTTACAGCCCCTTCCCACGCACAGGTAAAGCTCTGGCTCGGAGAACATATGCTGAACGCGAGGGCAACCAGGAGCACCGCAACGCCAGATCTTTCTTTCTTCCTTCTTTGCCTTCAGTTTCTGCTCACGCTTATCATTGCTAAAGGAGCTGCGTGTATTTGTGAACATAGGTTCCCCGGAAGAGACCAGGCGCATACGCATACTCGGGTGATGGGGACAGGTTGGTTTCAAGACTTTCTCCCAAATATTTGAATGTGTGACTTCTTGACCCCGCACTTCTTTTCAAGCCACTTGAACCAATGCACAACATCCCTTCTATCGGGACGCGCTCCATCCTTCGTGAACTCACAAATAAGATCTGCTAATTCTTCAAATGTGAACTTCATTCTTCCCTCTCATTTGGGTTCTGATCGTGAATCCAAGCATGGAGCTGCCAAACGTCTGTTTGTTCTATTGCCGTAATCAGCCACTCCCAGACGTTAATTTCTCCATGCTTCCAGCCCTTCAGGTCTTCTTGAGCCCTGGGGAGCCTTACTCCCAACCCTGCGGCTATACGCTTTTCCTGCACCTCCCAACGCTCGACCAGATTAGACGGCAGCGGGCGAACCAGACTAGTCCACGTCTCTTTCTCGATCCCGTACTTGGCTTTCCTGATCTCGGTTACCATATTCCTGAACTCGGTTGGCTTATCTACGAGGTCAACCGCTGCCTTAAGAATCTCAGGCTTATTCCTGTCTGCTTCCGGTAGCCTTACGAGCTGGTCAGCGTTGAAGTCGCTGATCTGGCCTAGAATCTCTTCGGGCACCCCCTGAAGTGCCCGAAGATTGTCCATCTGCTTCTCCAGGTAATGGCTATCCCGGTTAAAGGTCTTATGCAGCCATTCCCTGACTCCCATCCCCAGAGCTTGCGGTACCCTGCGGTCTAGCGCCAACTGGACACGGCGAGCCAGATCCACCCAGCGGGCCTGGAGTCCCAAGTATTCGTCCTGCAGTGAGCGAGTAATGTTGGCCGCTTCTTGTGGTCCAGCCAAAGAACCGCTTTGTATGACAACTTCAGTCACAGACGCCCTCCAGATATACCGTTAATAGCAATTAGAGACGATTCTAGCCACGCAGTGACTTGTTTTCGGCTACAGAGGCTATCTGCTTCATTACATCGCCAGAAGCCAATAGCGGGCGATCCTCTTCCAGTTTAGCCAGACTCAGATATGCCTCCGTGAATCTCTTCTTGGCCCAGGCAAGATCCTTTATCGGGCAACTGGAGATGTGTTCCAGTCCTCCAGCTGCATTGGCGGCGTGCGTCATCTTGCTTTCCATGAGCGGATAACGCTTATCCCGGCAATCGGGGCGGTAATACCGCTGCATCCATAACAAGAGGTCTTCCCAGGCTATCCCCGCATTAACTACCTCTTGGTTGGATTGAGCATCCTCCGTAAACTTCAAGAGATTTGCCGGAACTGGGAACGGACACGCTGCCGTTGGTATGAACGTAACTTCCAGCAGATCGAACGCAGCCGCTATCTGGGTTGGAGTTATAAACTTCACCGCGTCAATCCAAACACTCAGAGTCTCGGCCTCTACTGCCCGCCCGTAGATAGCTGCGAGACGAGCCAGTCGCGTCCTAATGAGTAATTCCAAAGTTTTTGAGGGTCTGGTTGAAAGCGTCTTTAGCACTAATTGGTCCTCGGCCATTGAATTGTTGCCTCCCGTTTTGTTTGACTGGAAATAACCCTTGCCAACTTGAAAATATAGACTGCTCTAACACTTGCGTTGGATCTTCGCCTTCATTCCTGAGTGCTGCCAGCTTCATAATGGCTAGCTCTTGTGCCCTGAAGGTCATTCGCTTACCTATGGCGCGTCTCATTTCGAGGTAATCGGACCAGCTTTTTTGGTCTAACCAACTCGGTAGTTCTATTTTCTGCTTACTTTTAGGCACACGAACTCCCTTCTGCCGTCTGTACTACCTTCCGTGTATCGTTGGTGCACTATTGAATGCTTTCCCTCTTAGGCTCATGGGTCAGCGTTCGCAGACTGCCCAGCCCGTGCCCAAGACGATTGGCTCCCAACGAGCCGTTACTCACCTGATCGTGAGAACACCGGATACACGGGACGGCAAACCGCAATCCCCGATGGTTCGACGCCGTACTCACGATGGCCACAAAAAGCGTGATCGAATTTTGAGGGCGTCATTTTTATCTGGCCTTGTTTCTGTACGCTTGTCTCTGTGCCGCAAGCATTCCTTCATGGCACTTTCGGCAGCGCACATGACTTCCATCCACATCTGACTTACAGTTAAAACAAAGCTTTCTATTAACCAGGAAACGATAGCGCCTTAAGTTGTGCTGGCACATTTTCCGGCGATGGTTAACGGTCCACATTTTAAAGTCGATATTAAACTTTCCATGCTAAATCTATTCAGAAATGCATCGGCATACGGTGTCCATCCAACAGTAGGTGATGTTTTTTGCACCTACAGGCCGTTCCTTCCATAGTGTCTGAACCTTCTGACTTACTGCGCGGTGGCCAGTGACTCAGCTCTAGCGGTCCCATGCACCTATCTCCATAATCACTGTCCACGCAAGTCCACTTGTCGCGCTCGAACACTCGCTGGCGAAGATCAGACATATCCTTGCCCTTAAGAACCACTCTCTGCGTGCCATCCCAGCGAATGCCGATCTTGCTACGCTTATCCTTGAACTTGGCTTCCTTCGTCAGGCTCTCGCTGTACTTAGCGAATCTCACAGCCAGAACTTGCTAAGTAGGTGGACTACAGCCCAGCCAATAGCCACGTAGAAGGCAATCGTCGCGCCGATAGCCAGAAACATACTCCCAAGTGCCAGGATGAGTGTCTTCATTAGAAGCCCACGTCCGAATCGCTAGCCTCATAGGGTTGATCTGTTTTGGAGAAGTCCAGACCTCCAAGGCGCACCACCCTGGTCAGATTCTTGTACTTTCCGTTTTCCTTGAACTCCAGCATGGCTGGCTTGTTGATAGCCATTTCAAGAACTGGAAATAGGTCTTTGTCGAAGGTGCTGATTTCATGGCCGTTCCACTTTATCCACATGGTAGCTTTTCCAGCCCTGCTCATTGTTATCTTGGCGCTGAGGATCAGCGGATCCGTAGATCCATCGTTAGTAAGTGCTGTCCATGCTTCTTTGAACTTATCAGTAGTCATGGAGGTAACCGGAGCATGGCCATTGGGCTTCTGCTCCGGATGGGTTGCGACTGCGGGGACTTCGTTCAGTACGCTGATAGAGTGGAAGGTGCAGAACTCCACAAGCGCGGAGACCTTCTCTACCGGGATCATGAAGACGTTACCCTTCTGGACCCAGCCAAACTTTCCGCGCATAGCATCGTCCATGTTGGCGCGGACAAGTGAAAGTCCAGAGCCAGATAAAGCCGCAAATCCCTGCATGTAGGGAATGATGGATAGGATCTCACTGCCGTCCTTGGATCGCAGCTTAGCGGTGGCTACAGATTGAGCTGCCTTAACACCTTCGTGGTGGTCTGGTTTCTCATTCTCTGGATCATCTCCAGTAGGAAGCATGAACGCTTTAAGGAAGAGATATTTAGAGCTTCCAGTTATGGCTTTGTAGACTCCCTTATCGCCCGTATCGGTGCCACATCCAGGCATAAGGCATTCTTGTGTTTCTCCGGTATCTCCGTCCAGAAATGTCCACTTAACCACAATATCGGTAATGAACATGTCTCCACCATTGGAAGTCTTGGAGTGCTGCTTGCGTTCGGCTTGGATTACACTGGGGAAGACAAATACATTACGGGAAGCCAACTTCTCTCTTAGGGCGTCAACCACGTCAGCTTCGGTGGCATAGTCGTAGTTAAACTTTTCGTTGCGCCCGCGCTTCTTAATATAGCCAGCCTCGGCCATTACCTGACAGAGCTTCTTTACTAAGCCGATTGCGACAGGTACTTCGCTCATCTCGTTACCCCTTTCCTGTATCTGTGTCTTTGCCTTGCTCCCTACGTGCCCGCATCCACTCGGAGAACGCTTTGCTCACGCAAGATTCTCCGCAATAGGCCAGATGAAAAATCCTTGTTTCATCGAAGGTCATTACTTCCCAAATGACCCCGTTTTCCCAGGTCATCCACCAGTGATTGACGAGGCCCTTCTCTGCCCCGCAGCCATCACAGATGTACTTGGTTACTACTGGCATTGTGTATGGCTCTCCTCTTCAGCCTTTGCTTCCCTTGCAAGAGTTTCTGCGAGTTTTATGGTGTGCTCCAACTGCGCCAAGGTAGAGTTACCAGATCCAGTTTCTTGAAATTTCCAATGCAAATATTCGATCTGTAATGCCGCAGCATGCAGGGCAATCAATATTTCTTTCATAGATCGCAGCTTACTGGTCATGGTCAGCATCCAGGTCTTCCAGTTCCACAGCCTTGTAGTGTCCGCAGTCGCATTCCTCCCAAGGCTCACCGCAGTTATCGCAAGGAGGATGGCTGTAGTCATAACCACATTCGGAGCACATTAGGACAGACCCTCCCCATTCATAAGATCCAGCCAATCTCCGCTCATATGGAACTCCGGTTGTTTGGGTTCTTCTCGGTTGGTCTGATATAGGGAAGTTGGGGATCAAACTCGTTAATGTGGCAGTCCGGGTTCAAGCACCGGAAGATCCCCGTGTAATTGCAAGGATGGCTTAGGGAAAATATCTCAAGACCACGGAAGTGGCAGTTGGGGCAGCGCCGTGCGTTCATCACGTGTTCTACCGCTTCGTTACAGGCGGCCACGATGGCGTCTATATCGCGTGAGTCTTTGAGGTTCATTAGAGCACTCCTATAAGTTTGAGGATTCCGTAAAAGCATCCCAGTTCGATGACGATCAGACACGTAATCACAGCCAGTAAGTCTTTGCGCTCCCTCTTCATGTCCCGGTTGATTTCATGGCACAGCTCTTTCACTTCATGGTCAGTAATGCGGCTGAAGTTATTCATCGTGACCACCAGACCATGCTGGAAATCCAGTTTTGGAGGAATGTAACCTTTCTACCCCACTGGAATTTGCCATTACACTCCAGAACAGTTCCGAATCCGGCATAGGCCCTCATGCTGACCTCCTTTGTGCGTCGATGTGCGTAACAGTGCGCGGATGTGCGTATTGGGGAGCATTCATGCGGAAATGCTCGTGGATTCCAGCTTCTGGATCATTCAAGATTGCGAACGTGAGCAGATGGACGATCTCGGCTCCCTTGGTACGGCGATTACGAGCTGCCCGATCCGCGATTATTGCCACTAAGTCAGGGTCTAGATTCACTTGGGACGGTATTCGCTCTCTTGCGCTTCGCTTTCCGTTAAAAGCCATTTACTCACCCTCCACTTTGGCGATGGCTTCCTTCAGAACATCTATCGCCTCATCTACGGCGATCCTACTGCTATATTTAGTGATTAGCCGGACTGCCCTTTCGCACGCTTCCAGAATTTCATTTTTGCGATCCATTTACCCCTCCACACTTACTGGAATTGATTTGGATGTGGCATACTTGCAGGACTTCTCATTCAAGTGCTTGCCGAAGCAGCGGAAACACCAAATATGTCCAGGGCAAGATGGACATTTACAGTTGAATCCAAACTTGATTTCTTTGTTGCATTCTTCACAAGCCATTAACCCCTCCGTACTGTTACACCCTGGAACGTCTGTACTAGTGACCCCATTGGTGCGCTACCGCACAATCAACGAGCAAATTACCCTGGGAGGCCCGCGTGTCTGAGATACCGATAGACTTCTTGGCAAATTGCTCGATTAGAAGCATTGAAGACTTAATGCTCAGCAGTGAGAACGAGGCAGCAAACCACCGTAAGGCGCTGCGTATGGAGATAGACCAGATGATAGACGCAGCCATAAAAGCGGCATTCGCACGCTGGATGCTGAACCACAGAGACGAGATCAGGAAAGCAATGGAGTCCCTTGAGCTGCCCAACGTGCTAGATGGAAGGTCTGTCGGACGAGGCGTAGTAGAAGAATTATGTTGCCCTGAAGATAAGAAACATGGTACTACTAAAACACCAAAATAACTATAAGTCCTTTTCCTAGTATAGCTTACGGGACGTAGGTCAGCCATAAAAAAAGAGTTATCCATTTTAGGAGACCTGCACTTTCTGTTTGGATATTGAGTCTAGGCGAGACTTGCAACGTGGGCATGCCTTGGGATCTTCAACCCTGGGATACCAGCGGTATTCGCACTTGGGGCACTTGCATTCGGTTTGTGTTTGTGCGTTCATTGGCTTGATAGTAGTATCAGTCACTTTCTTTGTCAAGTAAAATCTTATTAACGTACGCGGTACCTGTCTATGTCGCTTTGGTACATGTGCATAAAGTAGGTGCCATCACTAGTATAGACTCGGTAGGTTGGTACGGAATTTGGCTGCGAGCTTTCATTTTCAGAGTAGAATGCAAAGTACATCTTTTTGCTTCGCCCTACCTTGATCTGTATTCCTTTATTTTCCATGTCCATCATCTCCATGCTTATAGATTACTACTACTACCTAATAATGTCAAGTATAAAGTGAGCCAGACCTAAAATAGTTTGAAGAAAAAGCGAAAGTTGACGCGCAGGTTAGAATGTACATAGGTGTACCTGAGCGCGGGCGGGCCAATTTCCCGTTGCCTAAAGTAAGCATAGGGTTCTCCTATCTCCAGACGATACCTGCTTAAATATCCAGATGGCAGCAAGATGCACATAGACCGCCAATTGCGGGATGATCTTGTGTTGTCTGGCCTAGCCAAAGAGAACGATGGCTATTACGCCTATATTGGTCCCCAGCATACGATGCATACGATGGCCGATCTGGGCAAGCTGAAGATAGGCACGGAGCCACATAAGCGATTCTATCCAGGATCTTTCATATTCGAGCATGACGGCAAGCGCCACCGAGAGCGCCTGGAGACCCCGGAAGCATACGCAGCAAGGCTTAATCTGTATGAGGCCAGCCAGTGAGGATCAGAATAAGCAAGGTCAGTGCTGGCTTTTGGGTAGTAGACAGGTCTCATGGTCAGCATGGGTATGAATTTGGCGGCACGATGCGTTTTTGCTACACCTTCCGAGAAGCTTGGTATGACGTATTTGGAGTTTGGTTGTGATCCTGCATGTCTGGTGGCAACCCTGCGAGAAGCACAAGAACTGCCGATTATACAGCCCGCTGGTTAAGCATGAATACGGAGGCCGAAGCATTAAGGGCTGCTATGTCCACGCAAGGACGCTCCACGGCATACACCCACCGGATTTCAGACCCTTAGTTAAGAACCATACGTGATGAAGCCTAGAGTGGTAGACCAAATGGCTGCGCTTATCCTGTTGTTATTCGCTATCGGTGTGATTACATTGGGTTTATTCATTCATTTTGGGGTGATTGCGAGATGATGGGACTGCCAGCAGAAAATCCTGGGAACACGGCAAAAACACGGCGCAAACCTCCCAACATGTGGGTTAAGGGGCAATCCGGCAATCCGTCTGGCCGACCCAAGAAAAAGCCCATAACTGAAATGTTTGAAAAGCTCTTGGAAGATACTGGAAACATGGAACTTGTAGCCAAGGCAGTTATGGAGACTTTGCAGTCTAAGGGCATGGCGAAAGTCCTCCTGCTGGACAAGATGGCAGACCGCGTAGAGGGCAAGGTCAAGGATGAGCTGGACGTAACGGTTAACGAGGGCCTGGCAGCGCGAGTAGCCCGCCTGAGAGCTAAGAAACAAGCCCCCAAGTAGTGGGTTAGAATCATACAATCTAACCCAGTACATACAACACGCTGAATAATAAACAGTTATGGTTTAATGCTACATTGTTGAGATGTAGCAAGCGTGTTTTATGCAGTCCAGCCCATTTATTCCGTTTCAATAGAATCAACAAGTTAGATCGAAAAACACGGGGTTTAGAGAACTAAAACACATTTCGAATGCATAAAACTGAACCTAACCTAGAAGATCAGCTCATTGATGCGATTGCCGAACTTACGCACGATCCCGTTAGACTGGCAGAAGGTTCTTATGAATGGGGAAAAGACGAGCTGGATGGATCGACTGGCCCGCGTCCCTGGCAAGCGGGGGTGTTGGCTGAGATTGGCAACCATCTATCCAATCCTAGCACTCGCTTTCAGCCTTGCATGGTTGCTGTGGCTTCTGGGCATGGAATCGGTAAGTCAGCGCTTGTGTCGATGGTCATTCACTGGGCTGTTTCTACTTGCGAGGATTGTAAAGTAATCGTAACGGCCAATACGGGTACGCAGCTCGCCACCAAGACAGTCCCGGAGATACATAAGTGGTTTAGGCTCAGCATTAACTCTCACTGGTGGGAGATGAAAGCCACCAGCATTACGGTTAAAGATCCAGAGCATTCCAAACTATGGAGGGTAGATGCGATACCCTGGTCGGAAAACAACACGGAAGCCTTTGCTGGCCTCCACAATAAGGGCAAAAGAATCTTACTTATCTTTGACGAGGCATCTGCAATCGCTGATTCGGTCTGGCAAGTGGCAGAAGGCGCTCTTACTGACGAAGACACTGAGATCATTTGGCTGGCCTTCGGAAACCCTACTCAAAATACTGGTCGCTTCCGTGAGTGCTTCGGACGACTCAAGCACCGCTGGAAGACCTTCCAAATAGATAGCAGAACCGTTGAGGGAACCAACAAAGCCCAGATTGAGAAGTGGATTGCGGACTACGGCGAAGACTCAGACTTCGTTAGAGTTAGGGTACGGGGTGAGTTTCCCCGCGCTGGTTCTGCACAGTTTATCCCCACAGATATTGTCGAAGCTGCCAGAAAGTACAGGGCTGAGGGCTACGAGGGACTACCTAAGATTCTGTCTGTGGACGTCGCCAGGTTCGGTGCGGACGAGACGGTCATCGGTTGGAGACAAGGACGCAAGGCAGTGATCCTGGCTACGTTCCGGGGATTGAGCACAGCGCAAGTGGCAGAGCGAGTTATTGAGTTCATGGGCAAGGAAAGCCCGGATGCGATTGTGATTGACGAGGATGGAGTCGGAGGCGGAGTCATTGACCATATGGAGATCAGGGGATACGCAGAGCGAGTCCACGGATTTCACGGAGGCGCTACTGCTAATGACTCCACCACATATTTTAATAGACGCGCTGAAGTCTGGGGACTCATGCGTGATTGGCTTAACTCTCAAGTCGAAATACCGGACGATCCTGACCTCTGTGCTCAACTCTGTGCGCTTGAATACGGCTTCAGCAATAAGGGCCAAATACAGCTTGAACGAAAAGAAGACCTAAAGAAGCGGTTTCCCGAGATTGGATCTCCAGATAGGGCCGATATGCTAGCCATGACATTCTCTGTCAAGGTAGCGCCTCCAGCGCCCAAGCCAGAGCCAGAGATGCGGTATCCAGGTGAATCCAGGCTGTCTTGGATGGGAGCATGACCGATACTTTGGGCCGTAGAACACTCATTAAGTCCTTGATTGCAGTTCCCTTCATGGACGTAAAGACCACGCAGGGACCCAGCAAGCAAGCTGCGCAGGCAGTCATAAAGGCAGATACGTCTTATCTGGTGGTGATCGATGAAGATGCTATTGGCCCTGATTCTGTGTTTGCCGTTGACAAGGATAGTCCACTTGTGGGTGCTTCGATCCTCCCGCTTAAGGTGCCAGCCGGTAAGACAGTCCAAGAAGTCTTCGCGTTATACGAGATAGAGGGTAAGCCGTGCAAGGGGGTTTAATATGCGTGCTGTTTGTTGTGATCGCTGCGGTAAATTTGAGAAGTGCATTAAATCCCTAGACTTAACAGATAAACCAAGATGGGTCATGTTTTACCGTAGAGACATAATCACCCTACAAGACCTGGAATATTTGTTCTGCGCCGAATGTGCGAAGTCATTCAATGATTTCTTAGAGGAAATCCATGCCCAAGTTCCTTGAAAACAAGCTCAAATCGGAGGCCAGCAAGAAGGGTTTCACTGGAAAGCGTGCTGCCAAGTATATCTATGGCGCAATGAACAACATGGGAGCCATGAGGGGCAATAAGGAAACGGCGAAGGGCAAGGCAATGCAGAAGAAACATACTATTAAAATCAGCAGCTTAGCGAGGTCGCGTGGCTAAACTCACGATGGCAGCAAGGAAGCGAATACCCAAGTCCAGCTTTGCGGTGCCGTCCAAGGCTCCGAAGTCGGGCAGCTACCCCATTAACAATCCTAGCCATGCGCGTAATGCGCTCGCCAGGTCATCTGGGAAGGCCGTAGCGGGCAAGGTTAGAGCGGCGGTGCATCGGAAGTACCCCAGCATTAAAATTGGTTCCTTGGCGAGGGCTAAGTGAAGGTAGATATCCAGCCGCGTAATGACCTGGTGCTGATCGAGCGCCTTGATGATGTCCCTAAGTCGGCTATTGTGATCCCCGAAGTAGCCAAAGAACGTGGACTTAAGGGCAAGGTCCTGGCTGTGGGTCCCGGTAAGCTTATTGAAGGCATTAACGGTGGTTTGGTGCGTAAGCCGGTGGAAGTTAAGCCCGGTGACATCGTTTACTTCAATTCCAAGTGGAATGAGTTCTCTGGGAGCCATTTTGCAGGCGAAGAGATGATTGGAACTCCATCAGGACTTCATTTGATCTACGAAGGCGACATTTTCCTAAAAGAAAATCCCAATATTACGCGCTGGGACGTGCTTAAAGGGTACCCAGACCCAGATGTACCCCAACGTCCCACAGACGTTAAAAAGATAACCAACATTGGCTCTTAAACAAGAATCCCACCTAATTTCCCCAGTTATCCAGACCGCCATAGACCGCTTCAAGCTCGCCGCTGAAGCTGATGAGTCATGGCGCATGGAATGCTTGGATGATCTGGATTTCTCCATTGGGAACCAGTGGCCGCTAACGATCCAGACCATTCGAGAGAAGGATGGAAGGCCGTGCCTGGTAATGGATCAGATCCAGCAGTCCATTCGTCTGGTCTGTAACCAGTATAGGCAGCAACCACCTTCCATTACGATCAATCCCGTGGGCAATGGTGCGGATGTGGACACGGCTGAGATTATCCAGGGCTGCGTAAGGCATATCGAGGTTAATTCGGATGCTCAAGTGGTCTATGAGAAGACCCACGAAGGCATGGTACGCACCGGATTCCATAGCTGCCGCCTGCTGAGTGATTACACGGACGATGATTCGGATGAGCAAGACATTGTAATTGAATGGATTAAGAACGGATTTTCGGTCTATTGGCAGCCGGGAGTACCGCAGGAAAAGGCTCGCTACTGCTTCATTATAAGCGATATGCCTATGGAGACCTTCAATACTGAGTTTCCAGACTCCATTATGGCCAGTTCCAGCGAGTGGACAGCCACGGGAAACCAACCACCGACCTGGATTAACAAGGATTACATCCGAGTAGCTGAGTATTTCGAGGTGGTGGATGTTGACCGGGGTAAGGGTAAGCGCCCGAAGAAGAAGGTGATATGGAGGAAGCTAACAGCCTATGAAATCCTCGAAGGTGGAGAAGAAGGACAGGAACTACCAGGTACGTCCATACCTGTTTTTACCGCCTACGCAGATGACATCGACGTGGACGGTAAGCGGTACGTCGCCGGTCTTGTTCGTAACGCTAAGGGACCACAGCGGCAATACAACTACATGGTATCCGGTGCGACAGAGGCGGTTTCACTGGCTCCGAAGGCTCCTTGGATTGTAGCGGAAGGCCAGATAGGTGGTGCCCAGCAAGTCATGTGGGAGCAAGCCAACGTCCGTAACTTCGCAGTATTGACCTATAAGCAGACCGATGTGGGCGGTAAGCCAGCTCCACCGCCACAGCGCAACATAGCAGAACCTCCAATTGCCGGGATGTCTCAGATGATTTCCCAGGCTTCCTTGGATCTTAAGGCGTCTCTGGGTATTTATGACCCATCCTTGGGGCAGCGCCGTGGGGATGAGTCTGGTAAGGCTATCGAGCGGTTACAAGCTCAGGGAAACGTAGCAACCCTGAACTACTCGGACAATATGGGCCGGATGCTGAAGCGGCTTGGTAAGTCGATGCTGGAGTGGATTCAGGTTATCTACGACACTCCCCGGGTGCAGCGCGTCATTAATCCCGATGGATCAGTAAAGCATGTGGTAATCCACAACGGCGAGGAACAGCAGGAACAAGCCCAGATGATGGCCGAACAAGCCAACATCAAGAATATCTACAACATCGGAGTTGGCAAGTACGATGTGATCATATCGGTTGGTCCAACCTACCAATCCAAGCGTCAGGAATCGGTTCAGACCGGAATTGACCTACTGAAGACCATCCCGCCCCAGCAATCAGCCATTGTGACTGACCTGGTTGTGCGCGAGATGGATACGCCCTGGGCTGAACAGGTAGCCGACCGCATTAAGAAGACACTGCCTCCCAATATTGTGGGTGACGATGACTCGGATCCGCAAGTCAAGATGCAGCAGATGCAAGCCCAAATGCAGCAACTGGCCCAGCAGCATGATCTCCTGACTAAAGCCCTGCAAGATGCCCAAAAAGTAGTGGAAACTAAGCAGATCGAGCAGCAAGGGAAGCTTCAAATAGCCCAAGTTCAGGAGATGACGAAGACCGAGATAGTGAAGTTGCAAGAAGCCACCAAGCTGGCAGTGGCCCAGATTAATGCCTCCAAGGATGCCAATCAAGCGTTCGCGGAGAACGAGATTGCGCAATACAAGCTAATCGCAGCCCAGCAGCAATCCCAGCACGATGCGGCTCATGACGTCGCCATGCAAGCCCAGGATCACGCCCACCAGCAGGATATGGCACAGCAGCAAGCACAACAGGCCCAGCTTTCGCAGGCAACTGACCAATCCCATGAGCAAAACATGGCTGAACAGCAAGCCCAGCAGCAACAATCAGAAGGAGCGCAGCAATAATGCCCGAAGAAACAGTAGTTCAAGCACCAGAAACCAAGGAAGTACCGCTGGATCAAGTTACCAGTATGGCCGAGTACAAGAAGGCCCGTGCGGAGGGCAAGTCTACGGTAACGCAGGAAGTTGAGAAGACCGCCGAAGAAGTTAAGAGCGAGTCCGAAGAGCCTAAAGAGGAAAAGCCCAAGCATAAGGGCGGTTGGCAGGCTAGGATTGACCGCCTGATTAAGCAGCAAGCGGCACTGGAAGCTCAACTGGCAGAAGAGCGCAAGGAAAAGGAAGAATTGCGCTCTAAGTCTAATCCTGCCGTTCCGAAAACAGAACAGACGCAAGATGGCGAGCCAGCTAGAGAGAATTACGAGTCAGATGCAGCCTATTGGCGTGCAGTGGTTCGCTGGGAAGCCAAGCAAGAACTGAAGGCAGAGCGAGAATCAGAAGCCAAGCAGCAACAAGCCACCGAAAAGGCAGAGGCTGATAAGGCCTATAACGCCAAAATGATCGAACTTCAGGCCACCAACGAAGAATATGTGGAACTCATGAAGCAAGATATCAAGGTTCCAGTAGCCATTGAGTTTCCGGTCAAATACGAGATGGATAATGGTCCAGAAGTGGCCATTTACCTGGCCCAGCACCCGGAATTGTGTGAAAAGATGGTGGCAGCGCCCCCCTCTAAGGCAATTGCAATGGCATGGGACGTTTCTCGCAAGCTGGCAGGTGAAAAGATCAGCCTGGATGACGAAGAGCCAGAGGAAGAGGCTGAAGAAGTCGAGGAAAAGCCAGAACCCAAGCTCAAGACCAAGGCACCAGCACCAATCAAGCCTATTTCTGGCGGGAAGACTCAATCCACCGTACCTCTCGATAAGACGGATTACCAGACTTATAAGAAATTAGTGGCCCAAGGTCGCAGGTAGCTTGACAGTGGGTAGAAACTATACATAGGGGAGTTTTCTACCCCTAGCAATAAACCTGAGGGGCACCCAAGCCCCAAAAGCTCTCTGACCTAAGGCGCAGAGAAACAACCATCCGTGGGGCCAGTTCTGGCTCCGTAACCTCCTGCTTCGGAAACGGGAACGAGTAACCAGCGTTTCTAAACTTTCGAAGAAAAGGAGGCATCCTTGAGTAACACACTTTTAACAATCGGTATGATTACCCGTGAAACTCTGCGCGTTCTTGAGAACGAGCTTACGTTCACGAAACAGATCAGCCGAGCATATGATTCCCAGTTTGCAAAGGCTGGCGCAAAGATTGGCAACGTACTCAACGTGCGATTGCCTGTGCGTTTCGTGGCCAGTTCCGGCCAGGGCCTGATTCTTCAGGATCTGACGGAATCTTCGGTTCCGGTGGTGCTGAACAAGCAGTATCAGCGCTCCTTTGCCATTACCTCTGCTGACCTTGCCTTGAGCGTGGACGATTTCCGTAAACGCTTCATTGATAAGGCCATGAAGAGCATGGCGAACGAAATCGACTACGACGGTCTGGACCTGTACAAGACCGTGAACAACGAAGTCGGTACCCCTGGAACAATCCCCAACACCCTCCAGACCTATCTTGATGCGGGCGCTCTTCTGTCTAACGAAGCTGCTCCGCTTGAAGATCGGTGCGTAGTTATCAGCCCCAACATGAACGCGACTATCGTTAATGCCCTCTCTGGCTTGTTTAATCCCCAGAGAACCATTACCGAACAGTACGACAAGGGCATGATGACCGAGGATACGGTTGGCTTCGATTGGTACATGGATCAGAACGTGCGAAACCACACGGTCGGACTCCAGGGCGGAACCCCGCTTGCCAATAGCGCCACCACACAGACCGGATCTTCCATCATCACCGATGGTTGGACCGCCTCTATCCAAGTTCTGAATCGCGGCGACGTGATCCAGTTCGGAAACGTGTTCGCAGTCAACCCGCAGAGCTTGGCCTCGTTTAACCGCCTGGCTGACTTTGTTGTGACTGCGGACGTTACCTCGGACAGCGGCGGAAACGCGACTATCCCCATCGCCATCAACGGCACTGGCATCATCACCACGGGCCCCTACCAGAACGTGACTGTTGGCGTTGCTAACAACGTCGCGGTGACGGTCAACGGAGCTTCGGCGGTGACTGGCCAGCGCGGTTTGGCCTTCCACGAAGATGCTTTCACTTTTGCCTCTGCCGATCTGCCGCTGTATGGCGGGTTGGACATGGGTGATCGTATCTCTGACGATCAAGACCTGAAGATGTCGATCCGCGTCATTCGGGATTATGACATCAACATGGACCGAGCACCCCTCCGTATGGATCTTCTCGGTGGGTGGTCCACGCTGTATCCGCAACTTGCGGTAAGGATTGCGAGCTAACATGTCTATCACAACCACAACCCTTGCAGCATCTCTTGACGCTTCGCAGACAATAATGGCGGTGGCTTCGGCTGCTAACATTACTGCCCCCAACTTCCAAACCGGGTCCGGTATCACCGTCCTGATTATCGAGCAGGAACAGTTCCTGGTGATTGCCGTAAACGGAACCCAGATCAGTGTCCTTCGTGGCCAGGGTGGTACGGTAGCAGCCTCCCACGCCAACGGAGCACTTATCAAGATTGGTCTGACTACAGACTTCCCGAAGTTCATTGAGAGCTACGGAAGCCTGCAAACCAGCCAGCAGACCCTTGAGGGCACCACGCAGAATGCGGTGAAACTGATCGGATCTGCTGATGCGGTTCTTTCCAGCGTGTCGACTTACAACGTTGTCATGACTGCTGGAGTGGATGCGATTACGCTCCCCACGCCAGTAGCGGGTGACGAAGGAAACATTATCGACATCTGGAGCGCAACGGCTCAGGCCCATACGGTTACGGCAGCAACGGCAGCTTTTGCGGTTGCCAGTGCTTCCGGACTCCGTACGATCTGCACCTTCCCGGCACAAATCGGAGCAGGTATCAAGCTCCGTGTTTGCAACCTGCTTTATCACGTTATCGCGACCGGTGGCACGGGCACTAACTCCGGTCCGGTAGTTTGGACTTAAGCTAAGTAGTTTGTTTTAGTTGAGATACAAAAGTGGGGCCGGTGGAAGACTACCCGGCCCACACACCCCTCCCGTTGGGAGGAATCCTTAGACTATCTCTTGGCGAGGTCAAGACGAAATGCCCCCAATTACACAGTACGGCAGTTTTACGAAAGCAATCGCAGATCAAATCAATCAGAACATTTCAGCGGCAGGCATCGGTTTCCTGAATGGGAACGTGATCCTTTTGGACCCGTTCAAGGGAAGCGATAACAATGATGGTATCACTGCCCCGGTTCATACGCTTGGACGAGCCTACGGCATTGGACGAGAGGGAAAGAATGACGTTATCGCCCTTATCTCCAACGGCGTGACCACTTCTACGGCCCGTGTTAGCTCTACATTTACTTGGGCTAAGAATGCGCTGCACTTGGTTGGCGTTTCTTCGGGAGTCAATATCTCCAACCGTTCGCGTATTGCCCCAACCGCCGCAGCTACGGCCTATGCCAACTTCTTCGTGGTTAGCGGATCCGGTTGCCAGTTCAACAATGTCCAATTCTTCCACGGATTCGACACTGGCACGACTTCCGCCATCGCAATGAAGGTTACTGGCGGGCGTAATATGTTTGCCAATTGCCACATTGCAGGCATGGGAGATACGGCCTCGGCACAGTCTTCTGCTAGCCGTTCCTTGGTCATCTCTGGTACGGGCGAGAACATGTTCGTCAATACCTGGATTGGCTTGGATACGGTTTCCAGCAACACCACCAACGCCCAGATTGAGTTCTTGGCGGGCACTCCGCGTAACCAGTTCATTGATTGCAAGGTGCTCCGTTATACCTCTTCGGCGGGCAGCTTGTTTATCGTTGGAGCAGCAGCGGCTTGCATGGACCGGGAACAGCTCTTCGAGCGTACGTTGTTCCTGAATGCCATCAAGTCTGGCTCTACAACCCTAACGGCAGGTATCACGCTGGCGGCTTCCACGGGCGGCATGATTCTGCTCAAGGACAGCACGATCCTGGGAGCCACCGACTGGTGTTCAGACGCTACCACGTTTGGCCAGGTCTACATCGACGGGGCAGCACCGACCACCACAACTTCCGGCATCGCGGTTGTGACTAGCTAATGGACGGGAATTTCCCGAAGATCAAGTATCACTTGCGCGGCGGGGGTAGCATTCTTGTTACCTCCGCTGTGCAGGAAAAGGCCCTTGGTGGCGAGTGGATAGATAACAAGCTGCCAGAGCCAGAAGTTACGGAACCACCCAAGAAGCGCGGTAGGCCATTCAAGACTGAACCAACCGTACAATGAAAGCCCTAGACCTAATTTCCAGCTCAATGCGTCTGATTGGTGCCCTGGGAAGCGGAGAACCTCCGTCTTCTGCGGAAGCCAGTGATGCGCTCATGGTTCTTAACCAGATGCTCGATAGCTGGACTGCGGATCGCCTGACGGTATTCACCATCACCATTGCCGAGTTCCCGCTAATCGTGAATCAGCAAGTGTACACGTACGGAGTTGGTGGTGATTTCAACGCTGCACGGCCTGCCAGAATTGACCGTATCAGCATCATTTCACTGACCAATCCAAGCCAGCCACTCGAATTGCCACTAGACCTGTATACGGATTGGGATTGGCAGCAGGTTCCGGTAAAGAACATCCAAACCACACTACCGCAGGCTGTGTATGACGATGGAGCCTATCCTCTCCGCAATCTGAGCTACTGGCCCATCCCCACTGCAGCGGTCAATACGCGAATTTATGGCTGGACGGCGCTGACTTCCTTTGCCAGCCTAGTAACGGATAATAATTACCCACCGGGCTACATAGAGGCCCTGCGCTACAACCTAGCCATGCGGCTAATTGCTGAGATGCCCGGGGAATACAACCCCATCATGGTATCTACAACATTACAACTTGCGAATGAATCGCTGGCTCGCATTAAGTCTATGAACGTGCCCTTGGTAGAAGCGTTCTGCGATGCGGCACTGACTGCCCGTAACGTTAGATACAACTACTACAGCGACATGCCCGTAGGCGGACGTAACCAGTAAACATGCCACCATTTGGACTTTGCGGTCCAAGTTACACAAGCCAATCACCCAACTTAGCCGATCAACTCACGATGAACCTCTATCCTGAGTCTTCGGAAGGTATGGGACAGTCTCCCATTGCGCTCTATCCTACCGGGGGCCTTGAGGTATTTTCCAACCTTGTAGATACCCCCGTACGCGGTTCCGTTATCATCAATGACCGCTATTTTGCGGTGGGTGGCAGCAGGTTCTACGAAGTGGATTCAGCGGGCACCAAGACCAACTTTGGAACGCTACTGAATGATTCCAAGCTCGTATCTATGGCTGGAGGTACGACTCAGATCCTGATTGCCAGTGCGGGAATGTGCTATGTGTTCGACATTAGCACGAACACCTTTACTCCACTTGTCGGTGCTACATTCCTGGGTCCAATATCGCAGGTCGGCTATATCGACGGCTTCTTTATCGCCCTGCTTAAGAACTCCAACCAGTTCCAGTGGTCTTCCCTGCTGGATGCGACCGTGTGGGACCCGCTAGATACCCAGAAGGTCTCTGTATTTACCGGGAACGTGCTGTCCATGCTGATTGACCATCGGGAAATATGGTTCTGGGGCGAACGGCAGACGCAGGTTTACTACGATTCGGGATCTGCAAGCGTATTTGACATCGTTCCGGGCGGATTCATTGAGGCTGGTATCTTCGCTCCTAACAGCCCTGTACGCCTGGATAACTCGATTCTCTGGCTTGGCGGTGATGAACGCGGTGCTGGAGTAGTCTGGAGGGCGCAGGGCTATACGCCACAACGTGTCAGTAATCACGCGATAGAGTTTGCCTTACAGGGCTACCTGACCAAGTACGGGCAGACAGGTCTTAACGATGCAATAGGCTATTCCTTTCAAGACCAAGGCCATTCTTTCTACCAACTTTACTTCCCTACCGCTAATGCCACCTGGGTCTATGACGTTTCTACGGGAATGTGGCACCAACGCGGATACTGGGTATCCAGTAACGGCATATTCACCGCGCACCGCAGCCAGTGCCATACATTCGCCTTCGGAAAGCACCTCGTGGGCGATTGGGCAACGGGCAACATTTACAATATGAGCATCTCGCTGTATGACGATGCAGGTAACCCCTTGCGCCGCGTTAGACGCGCCCCACACGCCTCTGGACAGCAGGAATGGGTATTCCACTCGCAGTTACAGGTCTATCTGGAGTCTGGATTAGGTCCGCAGCCCCCGCTGTTTGCGCCTTCTACGGTGGCCAGTTCTTTCACCTTGGATTCGGGATCGAATCTGTGGGCAGTCAACATGACCGATGCTGGGATATTGCAGACCGTGGCTGTGGGTAGTGGGACCGGAGCAACCGTACTGATTAACGATTCAGTTCCAAGTACAACCTGGCAACTAGGAGTCACGGCGGGCGGTCTTTTAACTCTTACTGCGGTTGTATTCAATGCTGGAAATCCCACCACCTATTCCATTTCCACCAGCCCATCTGGGTACGGAGCGACGATTGGCGTTACGGGGGGCCTGTTGGTCAGCAGCGTTACTACCGGAATTGGTGATCCAAATGGCAGAGACCCCATGATTAACCTGCGCTGGTCCAATGACGGCGGGCACACCTGGAGCAATGAATACTCTGCCGGAGCTGGCAAGGCTGGGGAATACACCAAGCGCGTTATGTTCCGCAGGCTGGGAAGAGCCAGAGACCGCGTGTATGAAATCAGCATGTCGGACCCTATTCCCTGGCGTATCACGGATGCTTACTTGAAGACAGGAGCGGATCAAGGATGAAGAAACTACTGTTCCTGCTAATGCTGTTGCCTATCACGGCAGCAGCCCAGACCCATACTTTCCCCGCCGAAGACACTAACAACACCTTCACGGGAACGAATATCTTCACGTCTTCCCTCGCCACGGCACTTGCCCAGTACACCGTGGGTACGCTCCCTAACGCCACCACGACTAGCCCAACACGTGAAATTGTTGTGGTAACGGACGGCCAGAGCGCCTCTGATTGCACGTCTGGCGGTGGTTCTACGGCGGCACTTTGCCGTACAAATGGGACTTCGTGGGTATCTCTTACGGGAGCTGGACTATTCTCTGGAAGCTGCACCACAAATCAGATTGTTTATGGAACAGCTTCCAATACGCTAGGTTGCAGCAATTCCCTGAAATGGACTCCCAGCGGAACCACGGGAGCAGCGGCCCTAACGAATACTACCGCTGCAACCAACGTGAACAACCAGAACACCCCATCCTTAACTTTGGCTGGTACGGCATGGAATGGAGCGGCCAGCATAGCGGATACCTGGTTATTTCAAAGCACACTTGGAGGGGGAACAAATCCCACATCCACCCTGGCAATTGCACATTCTGGATCATCGGGGATAGCCACTGTATCCATGCCTGACAATGTTTCCGTTGGTTCGTTGAACGCTAACGGAAATGTTACCGCAAATGGTGGTCTTGGATCGGCGGAAATTAATGGGGGGCCTGGACTTTTCATTCAGGGAAACACCCCAGCAACAAGCATGGCCAATGTTTCTTCTGGTGCTGCCGAATTCATAGGAGAGTATTGGACTGGGGCTGCCAGCTCAGACGATAACTGGAAATTAGAGAGCGTTTTAGGATCTGGTTCAAATCCAACTTCTACGCTAACACTTTCCCATACTGGCGGTAGCGGTGCGGCCCTGTTCGACGATGGAGGGCTAAGCAATCACGCGGTTGTGGAGTATTGCGGCGCTACTACAGGTGCCACGCAGGCTTGCGCCAAGACGGTACAGACGGGAACATTTACGATTTACGGTGACGTGCTATTGAATACGGCCACAAGCCAGTCAATTACCACCCTTCCATTCACAGGTGCCCTTTATTCATGCTCTGGTTCCGATCTGACTTCGGCTGCGGGTGTGGTGTCATTTAATACCTACGCTTCATCCTCTGTGACCATCGTGGAAACGGGTGGGGCTAATACGGATCACCTTCGCTATATGTGCGTGGGGAAGTAATTGGCAACGCAATTCCCTGCCCCTCCGGTACGGACACCGTTTCCGGATAAGCAGTGGACCGCTAGCGGCGGCAAAAACAAGGTAGACGAAGCTGGCTATCCCTCTTGGGGGTGGATGAAGTGGTTCCAGCAGATAGCTTCAGAGTTTAACGCTGGTTCTGCGGCAGGTCTTGTCAATTCGGTCTTTGGTAGATCTGGCACCGTTGTAGCGGTTTCTGGTGACTATAACGTCAACCAGGTAACCGGGGCGGCACCTCTAAATAGCCCTATATTTACGGGCAGTCCCAGCGCTCCAACACAAGCACCCGGAGACAACACAAACAAAATCGCTACGGATGCTTTCGTGCAAGCGGCGATATCGGCAATCGTAGTTAGCTCATGGAGCACTACAGCAAAGAGCGCCAATTACAACGCCGTTGCAAATGAAATGGTTTTGGGGAATACGAGTGGTGGCGGTTTCACGGTAACGCTTCCTTTGGCAGCAGCTAATTTGAATAAGTCTATTCGGGTTAAGAAGACCTCGGCTGACGTTAACACATTAACGATAGCTCGTTCCGGTGGAGATTTAATTGATGGAGCCACTACACAAGTGATTACTTTTCAATATACGGACATTGAAATGATCTCAGATGGTGGAACCAACTGGTGGATAGCATAAATGAGCTTTGTTGAGCAGGTGAAGGTAACCGGAAACACCGGAGCGGTAATGGATGCTGCTTCTGGTGCAACCAAACCTGCGAATGCATTGCAGGTTGCAGGCAATGATGGCACAAATGCCTATCCAATACCCCTTTCTTCGGGGGGCAGTAAGGCGCTTGTAACGGCAGATGCTATCACCATTGCCGCAGCACAAACATTAGCTACCTTAACCACCATAACCAATCCCGTATTAGATAGGCCAGCCTCACCCACCACGGCTGGATGGTCGCAAGCGGCTATTTCTTTTAGCAGTAGTGGAGATAACACGATTGTCGCAGGTGTTGGAGGTCAAACCATACGCATCATGCGTATATTCTTTGTTAACTCAGATCCCTCTGCCTCCACAAACATTACGATTAAAGACAGTACTCCCACTAGCTTCTCTGGTGCATTCGCCCTAAGCGCCAGCTCTAGCTTCAATGGCACTCCAAGCGGAGAACCACTATTCATAACAGGAAGCGGTAAGGGATTTCAGATAAACAATAGTGCTGCGGTTCAAATCAGCGGAACCGTCTGGTACACCCAGAGCTAATATGGCTGAAGCCTTCGTGCAGGCTAACACTTTAACTACCGGCGGATCCCAGACTACATCCCTGGCTGGGGCCTACTCTTCTAACAATACACTGAACAACTTCTTATTATTGATATTTAGAAGTTTTACCACCACGACATCATTCGCAACATGGGTTCCTACCGATACTCAGGGAAACATTTGGTACGCCGTTCCAGGTAACTTTAACAATGGTTCGTTGTCTAATTTAGCGGCTTTTTATGTACCACGTTGTAAAGCTGGAGCAAATACGGTTACGGTAAATCCCGCATATACCGGATTCATTCGTGTAATTCTTTCGGAGTATTCCGGGGTATTACCATTTACTTTCCAGAATCATGCTCACCAAACCAGCACTTCCATAAGTTCGGGAAACATCACTACGCTATCTGCCGGGTCCGTTTTTGGATTCATTGGTAACGATACTAACGGTGCTCTTTCTCCAACCATCAGCGGAGCGTGGAACTCCAGGGCCAACGTGGATGGCTGCTTTCTAGTAGATCAACTCAACCAGGCTCCAGCAACATTCTCACTAAGTGCCACATATGCAAGTTCGGTAAGCATATACACAGAGATTATGTCATTCAATGATACTAATTCGGGGGTGAGCAAACCGCTCATTTACTGCTGATGAAAGTCGAACGCTTACCAGAAGACCAATACGATGTGCTCATGGAAGTTGAGGATGGATACTGCCCAGATCCAAACGGAAGCATCGTTGTGGTCGCTCGGGATGACGGAGAAGTGGTGGGACGCATGTTTCTCCTGTCACTGGCTCACATTGAGGGTACGTGGATTAACAAGCAGCACCGCAATGGAACGCTTGCCGTTCGCATGATTAAGCTCATGGAGAAGGAAGCCAAGAATATCGGCATAAGTAGCCTATTTGCCTACGCCAAGAATGAAGAAGTGGGCGGCTATCTGGAGCGCCTGGGATACAAGAGAACGGAATTAGTCGTATTCGAGAAGGAGTTATAAATGCCACTAGCGGCAGTAGCGGGAAGCGTTGCGGGAAGTGTAATCCAGGGAATTGCAGGCAGTAAGGCTGCGGGCGCTCAACAGCAAGCTGCCCAGCAAGCCTCTGCCCTTGCCAAGAACAATGGTACCCAGGCCATTGACTATAGCAACGCCCAACTCCAGCAGAACCAACAGAACCAGAATCCTTATCTACAAGCTGGAACCAAGGCGATTTCTTCTTTGAGTGGCATGTCTCCATTCGCAGCACCCACGAATGTGACGGAGCAGAACGACCCTGGCTATCAGTTCCGTTTGCAGCAAGGCCAGAAGGCCCTGGAGAACTCGGCGGCTGCTCGTGGTGGATTGCTTTCGGGTGGCACCGCTAAGGCGATTAACGACTATGCCCAAGGTTCAGCCTCCAATGAATACGGAAACGTCTACAACCGAGCACTCCAGACTTACCAGACCAACGCCAATAACCAGTTCGGCCTGGCTGGAATTGGTCAAGGCGCTGCTAATGAATTGGGCGCGGCAGGACAGAACGCATCCGGTCTCAATGCAAACATCCTCGGCAACGAAACGAACCAGGTAAACCAGCAGAATAACAACGCTGCGGCTGCGCGGGCGAGCGGTTACACGTCCCTCGGTAATGCGATTGGTGGAGGTCTAAGCAATGCCGGAAACGGACTCATGCAAATCTCTCAACTGAATGCCCTAAACAACGCCTACAAGCCAGACCAGATCAAAAGTAGCGGAAGCAATACATGGTACGGCTACGGCAATGAGGCGGATACATAAAATGGGAACAATTCCTCTCGTAGCACTTTCCGCCAAGCAACCAGAAGCTCCCGATATTCTTGGGAGTGCCGCCAAAGCTGCCTCCATTGGCAATCTACTTGGTCAAAATGCTCTGCAACCTGGGCAATTACAGGCCCAGCAGCAGAATCTTGCCCTAGGTCAACAGAACCAGCAGATGAATGCCATCAATATCCAGCAGAAGCAGAAGGAAATTGAGGATCAAGCCAAGATAGAGAAGATTCTTACCGATTCTGGAAGCGATTTTAAGTCTGCCATTCCCCAGATCATGGCTGTTAATCCGCAATTGGGTCTCCAATATCAGAAAAGCATAATGGATTCTGATGCTGCCGACCTAAACCACAAAAAAGCCATCATCCAATACCACAATGAGACTGCGGGAAGGCTGGCGCAACTGGCCGGGGGGGTCACAGATGAAACTTCATTCCATAACGCTATCGGTAGGGCACTTTCCGAGAATCTGATAGATGGTCCCACTGCCGCAAAGTATCTATCTCAGCCATTCAGCCCTGATGAAGTGAAGCAGATTCAACAGCAAGCCTTGACCGCAAAGGATCAACTGGACCTTGCAGACAAGCAGCTCACAGCCCAGACAACCGCCAAGAGAGAGAAGCAGGCAGAAATAAATCAGGCTGAAACCAGCAAGCCCCCCGATGTGCGGGACTATGAATATGCCCAGAAGCAGGGCTACAAGGGCACATTCGAAGACTGGAAGACCAATGTAGCACGCACGCCACCCAATACAGATTTTCACGATCAAGCCAGAGCAGACAAGAGCTATCAGTTCTCCAGTACACAACTCGATAAGATGAAAACACCTATAGATGCGGTGGTCTCTCGTCTGTCCCGCTTGAACGATACGCTCGCCCAGAATAGCCCTCAAGCTGATGCGCTAGTTGCCCCGGAATTGATGACAGTCATGGCCGGTGGGCAGGGTTCCGGTATCCGCATTAATGAGGCAGAAATTAACCGCGTGGTCGGTGGTCGCTCCAAGTGGGAAGACCTGAAGGCTGCGGTTAACAAGTGGCAATTAGATCCCAAAGAAGCCCTCAGCATCACCCCTGAACAGCGCCAGGAAATACGGGCACTGACTCAGGTTGTGAATGACAAGGTAACAGCAAAGCAGCAGGCATTAGACGAGGCACGGCAGCAATTGATTGGCACGCAAGATCCCACGGAACACCGCAAGATCGTTGCTAATGTAAATTCCAGGCTTTCTCAGATCGACACAGGGGGAGCGCAAGGAGGAGGTGGTCAATCGCATTCTGGCGCTCCTTCCAAGCCACCCAATGCCACGCATACGGGTGTTGGTTCAGTGGACAAGAAAAAGCACTGGCTTGATGCCCAAGGCAAAGACCTCGGATTAGCCGAATAATGCCACAAACACAGACCTTCACAGACGTACAGCCCATCCAGCAGACCTTTTCGGACGTAACTCCGCTGGATACGCAGAAACCCGCGCAACCGGGATTCTTTAAACGCCTCGGCCAGTCCATCGGTGTGCCCACTTCGATGGAAGAACTTAATGCAATGGCCCCAACTGCTAGGGATATGATTCTTCCTCCGGGCGTTAATACTGCCGTGAAGATGGCAGAAAACTACGGCAGAAACGCAATTCAGGGGATCAAGGAAGGTTCTCAGGATGTATCCGAAGCGGCCCACAATATCGCGCAGGGCGGTCCGGTCGGAGCCAATCTAGGAAAGGCCGGTTCTGGTGTGTTGCACGCTGGATTGCAGGCCACGCCTTTTATCGGCCCTCCAATTGAAACAGCGGGAAAAGATATTGCACAACATAATTATGCCGGAGCTGCCGGTGGATTGACTGGCGTGGTGGGTCAGTTAGCCGCACCGGAAATTTTTAAAGAAGCACCCAAAGAGGCACCATCTTCTGGACCTGGATTGCTACGCGCAAAGTCTGGGAACTTAATCCGCGAAATGACAGGGACCACCCCAGAAAGAATTTCTGAACTGCAAGACATTCCTGAAAAAGTTGCGGATATCCACCAATTGGCAGTTAAGACGGAGGCATCGGCCAGAGCTGCCGCCAAAGCTGCCTATCCAGAAATTAACACCCCAGTAAAGATTGGCCCTCCGGTTGCCGAAGCAGAACCATTTGATCCAACTGCCACCATAGGCGCAAAACAGGAAACAATACCTTTTAAGGACGCCCAAGAAAGATACAGCCAGCTCGGAATTGATGCCCGCGCTGCCCATCGCGCTCGAATGCAGGGACTTATTACTGGATTTGATGAGGCTGCAATCCTAAGAGAAAAGCAGGCGTTGGGCGATGCAATGCAGGATGCCGCAGAATCGTCTGGAAAATTAGATGAGTATAACTCTGCGCAAAGACAGTTCCGTCAATTTATGAACGATTTCCACAATAGGGGTTCCGCTGTTGAGCCTTTACTGGAAATGAATCCCGCAGACTCCAATAAGATTGTAGGTCATTTCTTAAACCCAGATAGGGGTCCTCGGGCTATCGAAGTAATGAAATCCTATGGAGCAGATACCACTCCAGTAACAGACTTACTTTCCAAGGGCGCGACTCCGCTAAAGATAGATGTGGCTGAAGCTGCAAAACTTCGCAAGGTGGGGCCTGAAGCCTACGGATTGCAGAGGCTACAAGAGAGCATAGATCAAGCCCAATTTAACCGCATGCCCTCTTCTGCCCAGGCTCGCTTACCCGCTTGGGCAATGAGAAAGAAATCAGATATTCCATTAGTCCCAGAAGCTCTACAGCCCAATATTCCTACACGGTTTTTGGTTAGCAAGCTACTGAAAACGGATTTAGCCAAAAATGCAGTATCTTCCGGCGCTCCTGAGGCAACCAGAACGCTCAACGCTCCAGTTGGTCCGCTGGGTGTTTCCGTTGGAAAGGTTCCACCGGGGGCTATTCCACAGATTGAATCCACACCACCCTCTATTGTTCCTAATGCCAGCGGTGAAAGCTCTGCCAGCATGGAGGCAATTAACCGCGCATCGTCCGAGCGCAGGGCCAATGTTTCGCGGGTTAAAATAGACACGCGCTCAGGTAAAGAGACTCCACTAATCGGTACGGACGCAGTGGACGCCAAGGCAGGACCGTATGAGCGCATCGTTAAACGCCAGCCAGGTAAGCCGGATCAAGTCCTAGATCAGGGAGAAAAAGCCAAGCCAATAAAGTTCCGTCAGAATCTAAATGAAACCGAAAGCATGGCCGATCCAGACACGCGATTCAACACCGCACGCCATGAAGCGGGACACGCGGTAATCAGCGAACTGTTGCGCCCCAATTCCGTGCAAGGTCTAGGTCTGGACGAGTCTGGCGGATATACCCTCGCTTCTCCGCCAATGGGAAAGACAAGCACCAAGCAGCTTAATCCAGATGAAATCAGGAATCTGGTAGCTGTTAGCTATGCGGGTGGAATGTCTGAACCTGGGGGCACCACAGCAAAGCATGTCGGTCCAGATCAAGCACGCAGGGCAGATATTCTCTCTGGCAGTGCGACCACGCCGCTAAGTAACTTCGCCCGCATCCTGACTGGCCACACGTTCGGACAGGATCAATTCTTGCAGGCGAATGAGCAACAGGCAGAAGCAAAGGCCCGCGTGAATGCACTACTCGCAGATCCCAAGACCAGAAGCATGATTGATTCACTGGCTACGATGCTGAATGTTAAGGGAACGATGAGCGGTCCAGAGGTCAGAGCGTTTCTTGCTACTGGCGGTAAATAGTAATTTTTTTCTTTCCGCGAATGAATTTCCAGCAGACATAAATAAAAAAGCCCGCAATAAATACTTGCGCAGCGGACAGAAATTCCAAGAAATGCCAGCCAGAAATAGGAGATGGATTTGCGTAAACACAAAGCAGTGCCCATACTATTGAGAATAGCAGCCATGCTCTGCGTAGCATGCGCGTACGCTACCACATCTTTTGCCCAAGTTCCAGTACAAGTGGGTCCAGAACCACAAACCCAGTTTCTGGATGCTACGGGCACGCCTCTTTCTGGAGGTATCGTCTGCACGTATGCGGCGGGCACATCCTCGCCCCAGCCAACGTACACGGACTCTACGGGAACGGTCCAGAACAGCAATCCAATCGTTCTTAACTCGGCAGGCAGAGCCAATATCTGGTGGGAATCTCAGGCATATAAGGTAGTTCTGGCTGGCGGTGGGACTTGTGGATCGCCTTCCAATCTGCAATGGACGGTGGATAACTTCCAGGTTGGCATATTCCTGAATGGAAACAACACGTTCACTGGCACCAATAC